CTACTGAGGTAGACAATCATTTTGATAGAGCTATGTCCGCAACAATGCCAGCATACTTTCTCAGCAAACATCGTATTAAAGCAGGTGGATTAGTCGCAGGTAAATATGGCTATGATAAATATAAAGAGATGAAAAATGATTCTAATTAATATAAATAATTTAATTAAAATAACAGAAGATAATATATTTGTACAGGCAAAAAATTATGGAGTAGAGGGAATAATAGACAACTGGCTTACGAAGTTATTTAGTCCTAGTGTAACCAATAATTTTGATGATTTAATATCTTCAGTGGATTCCGCCGCTAATCTATTTAAAATAGAATCAATAGCAACAAAAGATAATGAAGAAATATTAAATAGAGCAATACATAAGTGTAGGGCCGATGATGGTAAATGTATTATAAATATATTCTATAATGCTATTAATCAAGTAATAAGTTTAATATTAGATAAATACGTCGATATTTTATTTCAACTAAATGTTCAAAATTTAGAATCGGTTTCTTCATTTCAAGAATTAGCCAAATTAGATCTATCTAATTATAATAAAATAGGTGTTTTTGATAAAGCTATTTATGACATTTACGATAATTACATTAATAGTATAAATCAAAAGAACTTTAATAAATTTTTCTTTAAAATGAGAGGTAGTGTAATTGATACAACTTTTATTAAAGAAAAAATAAATTTTCTTGATAATTATGTAGTTACTGCTATAAACAATAAAACTGGCAAACGCATGTCGATAACCCAAAAATAAGAGGTATTAATATATGATATTAGGACTGTTCGTAGAGATTTAACTAATCCTGAAAAATATTTATTAGGAGGGTCTTCTGCATTAGCTTTAACCTCCGCGCTCAATAACAAAACACAGAAATAATAGGAGGAACTTAAAATAAATCAATATTTTACTATTTTTACTAGATATCATAATTTAATTTTTGGTCCATATGCTAATAAGTATTTTGAATTATCTAATGATCTAACGAATATGATTATGTATATTTCAGATAAATACAAAGATTGTAGATATTCTGATAAATTAGCAAGTGTATTAAATAAATATAATGATTTAGACCTTAAAGAAGTTAATACTAAAGAAATTTTATTGATTCGAAAGAAATATTTATACATTATATCATCACAAATAAAAATATTAGAAAGTTTTGTAAAAAATAAAAGCTCTAAGAACCATATTTATAATATCTTTTATAGTAAATATTACCCAACTTTCCAAGTAATTAAAAAATATTTAGAGGATGCACAGGTGATCATAGAAAATGCATTGATTAATAATATTATTCATTTAATTTATGAAATTGATGAATCTAGAAGAAATTTTTTAAAACAAACAGGTAGTGCTGCATTAGCACATATATTGCCAAAAAGTACAGCAAAACTTGTTGGGCGGGTGACAAATAATTTAAATTCATTAGAAAATACTGTTAAAGATGTGGCTTCAACTTATTCTACATTTAACAAGACCGAAAAATTAAGTAAGTTATTGGGGGTAAAACCGGAAGATGGTTTAAAAGATCCTAGCCGTCGTTTATTACTTGCTGCTTTTGCCGCTACACCAGCAGGTCAGCGAACTACTAAACGAGTGTATGATGGTGTTAAAAAATCTGGTGAATTAGTTAGAGACGGTATAATGGATAGCCAATTGCCATCGATCCCACTTCCTGGTTTTGATTTAGGCGGTGCCATTAGAAAAAGTAAATGAGTAATTATAATGAAATAATTCAGTATTTATGGATATTACATGTTTATTAATTTTCTAAATGCGTTACATAATTAGTTAAACTGGTTATTCCTAATTTGGTATAGATATAAAATAATGCTATTTTAATTATTAGGAGTAACAATGTCAACATCTATTTCATCAGCAAAATTAACTACCGCATTTGAGCAATTAATTAACCGTGATTATGGTCAATGTATAGCACCTCCTCCGTACGTTACACCTTCCGGATTTGGACGGCATATTGACGTATTTCTTGGAGGTGGATTTACATCATCCTTACCTATATTATTTACTTCAACTCCAGAATCTGGAAAATCTACAGCGGCCTTTCAATTTGCTGCTAATTTTATTAAAACTCATGAAAACGCGGTAGTTGTTTATTTAGATGTTGAAAATGCAGCTGCTGCTATAGATCAAAGCAACATCATGAGCCGTATTGATACTTTTGGTATTGATCGTACAAAGTTTCTATATAAACCTTTAGTTACTACATTAGAACAGGTTTTCGAACTTATACAATCATTAGTTGAAATAAAAAAAAAATTGGAAGAGCATGCTAAAGCTGAATATCAAGTATTGTTTATCTGGGATTCTCTAGCTAGTACTTCAATATCTAAAGAAACTCAAGTAGATGATCCAAATTCAGTAATTGGTTTAAAAGCAAGGATGATTACTCATTTATTAGCGAAATATAAAGCTATGTTTTTAATGAATAAAGTAACAACTTTAATCATTGATCAAGTGAGAGCAAATATACAAATACAAAATCCATATGCCCCTAGGGATGAGAAAGGTGTTGGTTCATTTGGAGCATCTCATAAAGCAGCAACTAATGTAAATTCATTACAGCATTCTATTGCTCAATGGCTATTTCTTTCTAAGAAAGAAATATTACATCCTGGTGATGGTTTAGGTGTAGATGGTTGGGTATTAGAATTATTTACGGAAAAGAATAAATTAGCCCCATCTAATTATACGGCTCAAGTGGTTTTAGATAAGAAATTTGGAATAGATCCAATTATTTCGGAATATTGGTTTATGTCCAATATGTCGAAATGGGAAATTAAAAATACTGGAAAAAATGAAAGTAAATTAAATTACCCATTAGCAGTAGTTACTGAAGGTCGTTCAAAAGTAGTTTGCATTTATGATCCTAAAACAAAAGCAGTAGTTAAAAAGTCTGAAAAATTTACAGAAAAGAATTTTTATGAAAAATATTATAAGGATAAAGAATTTAAAAATATTTTTGACACCGCAGTGGACCTAAGCGTTACCTATCGCATTAAGGTAGGTTATTTTCGTGAAACTATTAACGGTATTCAGCCTCCAGAAGAACAAACTATAAAAACAATAGAAATTGAAGAAGGGAATATGGTTTCTGTTGATAGTGAAACCGGCGAAATACTAGAGTTTCCAGAATAGTTTAAACAATAAAAGCTAAAGTAATTACTTACTTTAGCTTTTTTATTATGTGAAAAAAAGCATGGATAATATATTCCTAAAAGAAATAACTGAAGGTTACTTAGTAGATCGTAATTTAAGTGATTCTAAAAGAAATGAGATATTTAATTATTTAGTTAATACTAGAAATTTTATTCGAGAAACGGAGACTGAAATATATGAAGAAATTCAATATGGGATGTCTCGATTATCCCAGCAAAAACTATTTTCATCTATTTTAGATGAAATATATTTAGAAGAAAGTTTATTGTTAATTGGGGCTATTGGTGCCGGTCTAATTACTTTATATAAATTATTTGATGGTTTTGATCATGTACTTGCAAAATTATTTGCAAGTACACAAAAAATTCATGATTCTATACGAGATGATTTAAAAAATTCGGATTTAAATCAATTTTCTAAAAGTCAATCCAATAGATATAAGATCGTTTCTAAATTATTAGATTCTAATTTTTCTAATTGCTCAAGCATGTGTGGTGTCAACGATTTAAATAAAATTAGTAAGGAAGAAATTACTAATTATATGAGAGTGATGTTTGAACCAGAAAAAGATTACAAATGGGTTGGGCCTAAGCATGCTAAAAACGCTAATTGTTTAATAAGCTGTTATTTGGATTATATATCTGGTTCAATTGCTGAGTTAAATCTCTTATACAAACAATGTTTACAGAAAACTGGAGAACCAATTTCTCAATTCGATAATGAGCTAACCCATAAAATAATGCCGTTAGGTAATAAGTGTGAACAATTACGAAAAGATCTCAATGATCTTCGAAAAGAATTTGATGACTTTTTAAAACATCTATATAAGAATAACCCTAGGGTGTATTCTTTTTGGGTTGACGTATTAAATACTAAGATCTCTGATGCTGGGGCCAATAAAAAGGTTACCAATTATACTCCTAAATATTTATCATTAGATTCTCCAATAGGCGCTTAAATATAATGTCATATGAAAATCTTTTAGCTGGATTATATACTAATAATATCATCACTACAACAAAAGAAGAAGAAGTTGAAACTAAACCTGAAATTAATAAAGTCGAGTTATTTAGCGTAAATACTTTTAAGGAAAAACTTAAAACAAAATCAGCTAATAAAAATAAAGAATACCAAGATACTTCTCAAAATATTTCAAGTTATGATATATTTTCATGTATTCGCATTCCTTATTTTCGCATAAATAGTTTTCCTCTTGAAGATTATTCAAACAACTGGTTACCTATTGAAATGCGGGCTGCTTTAGGTAATGCTGCTCATGATTTTATTCAAGGAGTTCCAGATATATTTACAGAGACTGAAGTTTGTTTAAAAGCTCCTTCAATAAAGATATCTTCTCGCTTGGATGGATTAATTAATAATAATGTATTAGTTGAAATCAAAAGTTGTGCTTACTCAGACTATCAAGCAATAATAAATACAAATAAGCCAAGAGTTAAAGATTTTTATCAGACAATAATATATAAATATCTGTTGGAGCATTATTTAGAAGAAATAAAGCAACAAAAACCATCTCGAAATGGCACCCTGCCAAAACTAGATAAATATGATATTCAATATATTCAATTCATATATGTTTGTCATGAATTAATAGCGGCAGATTGTCACTCTATATCTGAATCTTTGAATATATCAAAAGTATTAAAGAAACAGCTTGAATCTAAAAGAAATCCCTTCTGGTTTATTAAAACAATAACCATAGATACTAATACCATCGATATAGACAATTATTTCGATACTATTCGCGATAAAATTAATCAAATTAATCACCATTTAAGTAAATCTATAGTTCCGCCGTTAGATAATAAATATATAAATACAAAGGATTGTTACTTTTGTCTATATAATAAAATATGCAATAATTATTAATGAGAATAAATAACACAAATAGCTCGGTATTACAAAATATTAGACAACCAACTCGTTTAAATGAGTCTAATAGTTTAGTATTTGTTTACCCATTCATAATAGATAAATCACTAGAGCTTAAATATGGAACCCTATTAAGGAATTTTTTTTCTACGCAGTTCATGTCACAAATAAAGACTTCCAATGTATTAAATATTGTAAGTACTGCCAGCAAACACTCTATAACAAATAACCAACTAGAGAAAATTGCTAATCCAGCAGAGATGATGGCTCAAAATGATGCACTTTCTCTTTTAACAAGAACATCTACAACAAATTCAGATAGTCCTACGGATTATCAAAATGATATTCATCGTGAGTATCAACAAAAAATAGATCAATTTAAAGATTATATATATAACCAAGTTAGATTAGATCCTCGATTTTCTGATGTTAACCCATTAATATCAAGTATAACTATTGAAAATTTAATTGATATTCCATTAATAATTGGAACCAAATCAAGTGGGATACAGCCTATCCCACTTTTTTGGATTTTATTTTTTGCTACTGGTCAATATCGTGAAGATTTCGATACTGATACCTTTCTAACACCAAATCACAGAAGACCTGGTGAAGATGTTAATTTAGCGTTTACTAGATCTATACGCATGGATAGACCTCAATCATTCGAATATATTAAACGATTTACTAAACTCATGAATAATGCTAGTTTTCGTTTTAAATATGAAAATTTTTTAGAAAAAATCCAAACGATTCCAGGTAAAAGCGTTCCTTCAAATAGGGTTTCTAAATTAATGCATGGTATTGATACTGAAATGGATAAGGCATTAAAAGTATTTACACGCGCAACAAATGAACAACAATATTCTGAAGAAGTTGGGTTTTCTCAAAATGCTTCTGTTTCTATAAATAATGCTTATTTAGATAGTTCCGATTTAAGTACAAGTACAAAAATCAAAGCACAAAATTTATTCACTTCATTTGTTGCTAATTATCTAGTTCCAATAGTTAAATCAGCAGCAACTACATTAATCACAGTTGATGAAATTAATATAGTTAAATACATAACAGAATTAACAGATAATTTATTACAGTCATTTATGGAAAAATATTCTATACTTGATATGGAGATTAAATCTATATTAGTTAACAGAATAGATGATACTAGTACAGATACTGCAATTACTCAATTAGGAAGTATTGAAAAAATGTGTCAAGCTAATGCTCAAATAGCAGTACTTCCTATTTTTAGTAAATTGCGTACGATTTCTTTTACATTAACTTCAAATCAAAGAAATGATATAATTAAATTTATTGATGATTTAATGGAAGTGTCTAGTCAATTAAATGTATACAAAAAAGGAATTTTGTCTAATTTAGTTAGTATAGCTCAAGCTAATGGTAGAGTAAGTCAAGAATTAACTCGAAGTTTTAATACATACCAAGAAGAAGATAAATCAATAGCCGTTATATTCTATAAATTTTTTACAGCTAATAACGATCACGGAGCTATAGCTCAAAGAGGCCCTAATCCAGGAGATCCTTATTTAACAAATAACCGACTTATTCAATTTTTAGGAAATCAAAATTTAGACATTGAAAGATATTTGCAGCAGATAAGTTATGCATTAGGATCTATATGTTCTTTTATGGCATATTATACTTTTTTTAGTTATCTTTGTGAATTTCTAGGTGAGATAAAAGCGAAAGTAGATGTTCAAAAAAAAGATGCCTTAGATTTTCCAAATTATTGCTTAGTTTTCCGCAAAGAGGTTATTGAATCCTTATATGGTGCTTTAGCCTCTATTAATTATAAAAAAGAGGCGGAAATTGAAGAATTTGATGAAGAAGAAGCGCGAAATAATGCACCTGGAATATATAATACCGCTAAAAAAACATATACAACCCATTCCGATTGGATTAAAAGAAAACTTAAAATCCCAACAGACCCAGTAAAAACCAAACCAATTAATCACTTTACCAACTTTAAAATTAATGAAACCGATATTATGCAAATGATTCGAGTTCTCAATAATCGACTAAACATTCCTAATTTAATAGTAGTAGATGAAAAAGCCAATACTGTATATTATAAATGGATGTATAGTGGTAGTTATGTTGGTAAATTAACTTCAACAACTATTCAAAATTATGTTCAACAACAAAAAGAAATTTTATGATTTCATTCAATGACCAATTAGAATTTTCAAGTAGAGCTCATGAAGCTTTACAAAGAATAAAGAGTAAAAATAATGAAAAAACTACTAGTGAATTACTACATGAAACTAGAATGAATTTAGACTATTCACGTATGGTATTTGAAGAATATAGTGATGAGAAATTTTCAAAAAAAATAGAACTTGATTCAAATGTATATAATCAATTTTTAAAATCTGCTAGTGAAGATACGTCTCAATATGTTCAAGAGATTTTATCTTCATATCTTGGAACCATACGTGCAATTTACGAGCATATAAATATAGAACCTAAAATATATGGATTTGTTAAGATGGATAAACATTCATCGAATAATGAATTATTAAATGAATCTCGGCGTATAATTTTTGAGCATTTAGATAAACATTATTATAATTTAAGTTCTGATGAACGGCAAAAAAAGTATAAATCATTTGTAGTTGGTATATCCCATGATATTACTATTAATGAAAATATTGATATTGATGAATCAGTAGAACATACTTATAAATCCGCCGTTATAACTAAATTATTAGAAAATATAAACTTTCCATTTACTGTAAAATCAAAGATTGAAGAATTATTAGAATCTCAAATATATAAGGAAGTTTTTGATGTTGATACATTAGAGAAATTATGGGAGGATTTTCATGAACAAACATTTAGCCTTTCACGGGTTCTTTCACTTCTCTGCTAGTAAATAAAAAATGTCCATTCAAGCACTTCTTGATGAAACTTTACCTAAAATTAACCCCCAACTATTAAATTCAGAAATAGGTAAGTTAGTACAAAAAATACAATTAGATATGATAAGTACTAAAAAACGTTCTGAAAATTATTGTGTGAATTTTGTTATCCCGGAAAAAGAAGTGTTAGGTTTATTTAATAAAATTGAACCAGGCCTAACAGATAAAATAAATCTAGCATTTAAGAAAAGTTGGAATATTCCCGATTCCGTAAGGATGATGAACTCGGCATATTATCATATTTTATTGTTTTCAATCTTAATTGGTATAAGTACTAATACCCCAACATTAAGTTCAAACGCTTTAAATTTATTAAATTTTAGAATGTATAATGGTCGTAGATTTTCCTCAATACCTTATTGCAATCCAAGTACGATGCAATATGTTATACAAAATATGTTGAGTAAAAAATTCGAGGTAACTAAACACGAAACCCCATTTGAATTAATTACCCAATATTTTACTCCAACAATTCTAAAAAAATATACATCCTATTTACAAAAAGATGTAAATGAGACAAAGCGATTATTCCAAGCATGTTTTAATAGAATACGACAAATATTTAGATCTGATCGAGTTGCAGATTTAAATTCTGGAGAGATTAAATATAGATCAGGATTACAACCTCTATATTTTAAAGCAAGCCAAAGTAATTTAAAAGTATCTACAACGGTATCTGATTCTGAGACTGGTATCGAAAACTCTTTAACCTCTAATTCAATTGAAGAAGATATTGAAGGGATAACAAATTATATTGTTATGAATCATCAGCCAAATTATCCAGATACATTAATAGATTTTCTTAAGACTCAATCATCAGCTCAAAAAGTAGCGATTATTAAAATAATAAATAAATTACATAATTTGTCTTATTCAGATACCATTCATGAAATATTACAATTTATGTTTAGGAGAATTAATTATTCTAATATATGCAATAAAGATTTTATGTTAGATATTAAAAATAAAATCATTGCGTCTAAACATACGTCTGATGTTAATCGATTAAAGGACCTTACTGATGTTTTATTGAAGGATATTTTTACTAAAGTATTTAACATTGATTATGAAAAATATTCATCTACAAATAGAGCGCAATTGAGGCGGGTTATTATATACTGTCTTGCCCATAATATTCAAAAGTATAAATGTCATTAGATTTATATGGTGATTTAAGATCAAATGTCATAAATAAATTAAATAATACATTACTTGAACATTTTTATAAAGTAATGTTTAATAAAGGAGATAGCATCTCAGATAGTGAAGGGACTCCGGATATTAGCGGTTATACTTTAATAGTTTTAGTCCCGCCAATTTTATCTGGGATGGTTTTTGATTTCCTCCCTACTAGTGTCATTACTGGCAGGAACTCAATTTTCCAAGCAATTGAATTTAGCCCACCTGAAGCATCTATTGTATATAATACATTATCTTCTTCTTCAAATATTAAGATACCATATGCTACTGGTAAATCTTCAGGTGGTAATTTATCAATTTCATATTTAGAAAATATGAAATTAGATATGATAGCTTTTCATAATAATTGGATTCACTATATTGAACAAGTAGTTTTAGGATATATGTCTCCCACAAGTGAGTATATTGAATCAGGGGAGTTGGATTATGCCACTTCCGCTTTTGTTATACGATTTAAACCAGATATGAAATCTATGGTTTATATAGGTAAAGCAGTTGGAATTTATCCAGTTAATTTACCGAATAAAGATATTATAGGTCGTAGGGACAATAATCAATTAACCACATATAATATAAATTATATTTGTACTGATTATCGTGAAACTGTATTAACTGGTAATAAAAAATTTGTCGCTCCAAAATCATTTATGGATAATATGTGGGTTATTTCTGATTTTATTGAAATTTTAATAAGTATGTATGGGGATTTAAACCTAATGAATTTTGGTTCTATGATGGTAAATGAATTAAATTCTCCATTAATGTCAGTAGTTCAAGCACAAACGGCGGAGTTTTCAGATTGATAAATTTTAATAAATTAACAGACCCGCAAGAGTTTATATCTTTTTATTTTAATCAATTACAGACCGAATTAGAATCTAATGAATTAACAATATCGAAAGTTGGGGCTTTAGGTTATTTATTGCATATTATGGGTAATATGCAATTTGATATTAAACAATATTATGATGGGTTATTCCGTGAAGCCTTTCCAATTAGTGCTTTAGATGATTCAAATCTACAGCAACATTCATTAACTTTTGGCTATAATTATGATAATGCTAAATCCGCATTATTAGATGGATTTATTGAATTTGATTTTTTAAATTTACCGGCGCGTTCGAATATTGTGACTAAACGGGAGATTGTATTAAGAGATATTAACTTTATTCTTGATGATTTAAATTTTATATTATTATCATCATATAAAGTGATAATAGATATTTCCCTTTCTTCTGAGCAATATCAATGTCAAATAATTGATGAAAACTTTGACTTTCATATACATCCAATTAGTAATACTAACCCAACAGTTCCTTTATTGAGTTGTAAGCAGTATTCTGAAGAAGTGCGTTTTTTTAATATTCCTAGCTATCCATTTGCTAGTTATTATTCTATTGAAATAGATATTGTCGATCAAATTGAAACGATTAAAATTGATGTTAAAGAATATAATTCCGAGGATTATAAATCATTTAACGTTTCTAAAACAAAAACCTTTTTTAGAGATAGTGATGAGTATGTATTTTATAAAATACAATATCGCCAGAATATACCATTATTGATTATTGAGCTTGGTTCTGGTATTAAGGGTAAATACATACCAAATTCAGAAATTAAAGTAACGATATATACTACAAAAGGAGCGATGGGAAATATTGGCAATACAGTAATTTCCCGCGAAATTAAGGGATATCTTGAGATTATTGATTATAAAGATTCTGAAGTTGTATACACAATATCTAATATTTTTGCGGCTAATCAATTTTTAAAAATAAATATTGAAAATGGTTCTGGAGGGCGTGATATATTAAGCGGCAATTCTTTACGTAAAGAATTACTTACATATATACAAACAAGAAATAATTTAATTAGTGAATTAGACTTTAATAATATATTATCTAAATATTTTAAATATTTTTGTTTTTTATTTAAAAAAACACACTTTCAGGATAATATAATGTCAATATATATTTCTTTTTTAAACCGCTATCTCCAACCAGTAAAAACTATTAGTAAGAATATTAATGAAAATGATTTTGAAAATAAATCGGTTACTATTAATGATATTAAATATGTAATTTTTCCAGAATTTACTTTTAACGATACAACATTTGTATCGCCATTATTATACCAATATAACAATTTATTAAATGTATATTCAGCAAATCTATTAATTAAAAGCTCTATATTTAGTATCAGTAATATTATAAAATTAAATGATTCATACACTGGAATTGAGCCTTTAATTAAATTAAAAGTTGAGTTTGATATTGAAAAATTAAATATAAAATTCGCTATACTTCCACTTATAGCGGATTCATCGTTTAAATATAAAATTATCACTGATATAATACAAGGCTTTGTAGATGAAACTACAAAAGAATTATTAATAGATAAATTAATCTATGGTAGTTTTATTGTCAATGTTGATATTTTTAAAAATGATGATAGGTTATTTCAAGTTAAATTTAATAATATTGGATTAATTGAAAATATATCGGATATATTAAAATTAAAAAAATTTTCAGGCAAAATTATTGACGTTCCATTAATAGAAAAAGGTGAATTTTTTAATGATGAGGTATTTTATTTAAATAAATTATCTAATCAGCTAAAAACACTTTCTCTTTCAGAAACTCGATTAGTAAGCGATGAGATACAATTAAAGTTATTAAATTCATATTTCGTCCCAAAAGAAATATTGACTCGACTTACAGTACAGCAATATGCTTTTGATTTATATTTGCCGTTAAATATACAAATAGATCTTTTATTGGAGCGTAATTATATATTGACAAATTCAATAGATATTACTTCTGTAATAATAAAACTTCGATTAAGTGTAGCTAATTTTCTTTCTGAAAAAAATAATATAAGTATTAAATTTTATTCATCTAAATTAATTGATTTTATACATAATACAAATGATTGGATAAAAAATGTTAATATAACATTAAAAGATTCTAAAAATAATACAATAGAATCTAATAATATCGAAACAATAGACCAACAAACATATATTTCAACTTCAACAAAAGAAGAAATATTAAATTTTTGTCCTATTTTATGGTGGTTTGATATAAACCGATTAATAATTAATTACACATTTTATGGTGATTGAATCTTATGTTAGAATTATCTCAAGAACAATTTAATTTATTATACTCCGAGCTTTCTTTAGATGAAGGGGTTCGTTTAAAAGTTTATTATGATACTAAAAAAATAAAAACTGTAGGTATTGGGTGTAATCTAGAAGCCCATGATACTACTAAGATTATTGGCCGTAAACTTTATAAAGTTGGAGATTCTATTACTAAAAATGAGTGTAAGCAATTATTTGACTATACTTTAAATGAAGTTTGTTTAATTCCTTTAGATATAAATCTACCAGTATTAACTAAACAATTAGATCCGGTTAGATTAAGAGCATTAATAAATCTATGCTTCAATATGGGATGGAACTCTCTTTCAAAATTTAAAAATACTTTAGCCTATTTACAATCCAAAAACTATATAAAAGCTTCTGAGAATTTAAAAGATTCTTTATGGTATTCGCAAGTTAAATCTAGAGGTCCACGAATAGTTCATATGATACAATATGGAAAACCGCATCCTGATTACGAAAAAACATATAATTAAAGATGAAGCGTTTGTCCCTAGATTTTATCAACATGATATAAAAGGTAATTGTATTGGTTTTGGATTTTCAATAACTAATACTAATGAATTTAACAGTATATTAAAAAAACAAATAAATAATTCTTTAGATTATACAGAAGCTGAAATTCTATTAGACAATTCAATTTTACAATTATATAAAGATTGTGAAAATAATATTGGCCAATTTTTTAATTATACTGATGAATTTCGGCAGATTTATTTTATTAATTTGTGTGACTTAATGGGTATTTCACAAGTTTTATGCAAATTTAAAACAAGTATTATATCTTTTTTGTATAATGACTATTCTAAAGGAGTCGATTTAATGCATAAAAATAGGTGGACTGGTTCTTATTATAATAAAAGTAAAAGATTGAGGAATTGTTTGGATGCTTTGCGATATGGTAAATAATTTAATTCAAATAACAGAAATGTTCCCGGCAAATCATAAAATGGTGGATAATTATCTACCTGTCGCGAATTCACAAACTAATACAAACCCTAATCTTAAAACAATGTCACCAAAATTATTGTATAGAAAAAAAGGGTTAAATATAACCAAATATCATAAAATAATGCGGAACCAGGGCATTAAATGAATTTCAATGATCAAACTCTAGAATATGTTAAATGTAAGAATAATTTTTTATATTTTTTACATAATTATATAAAGATTCCTGAAACTGGCGGTAGTGTATTATATGGGCCGGATTTATTAAATCATAAATTTAAAAGAACCGTACAATGTTCTTTAAAATTTGGTCGAGTTATCTTAATGGCCACTAGGCAATTGGGTAAAGCATTAGCTTTAGATACTCCAATACCACTACCTAATTTAAAATGGGCTACTATGGAAGAACTTAAGGTAGGGGATTTTGTCTTAGGTTCTTCTTATCAGCCGGTAGAAGTTATCAATATAAGTGATATTATGTATGACCATGAATGTTATAAACTTCAATTTAATATAGGTAAACCTATACGAGCTGATGCGGGACATTTATGGAAGTTATTTAACGGCAGAATAGCAACGACTAAAGAATTAACTACTCTTAATACGCCAATACATTTAACTAATCATATTGCTATAACTAAAATTAAAGCAACATATTCTGTTCCGGTTAAGTGTATTGAAGTTAATTCATCAGACCATATATATTTATGTGGTGATTATATACCAACGCATAATTCTACAATTTGTGCAGCTATACTTGAATACTTATTAAATTTCTATCCAAAAAATAGGGCTATTATTCTAAATATGTCTAAAACGGCAGGTTTAGAAAATATAGAGCGTATTCGCTTTATGCATGATAATCTTCCAACTTTTTTAAAATCACCACATAAAAATAAAGTAGCCGAAAGAAAAACTTTTTTAGAGTATGATAATGGTTCTAAGATTAATGTCTTCTTTCCTAGTAGTGCTACTTCACCAGGTACGCTTGCTCGATCTTTAACTTCACCAATACTTTATGTTGATGAATGCTCATTTATTCGACATATGAATGATGCTTGGGGTTCGGCGGCACCAATTCTAGCTAAAGCACGAGAACAAGCTAGGAAATACGGCTATAAGGATTTAATTTTATTAAGCTCAACCCCAAATGGAATAGAATCAGAAGGAAAATTTTTCTATGATATGTGGTCTAATTCAATAGATTCCAATGATTTATATGATGAAAATAATAAATTAATTGAAAATTGTGAGGCTATATTGAATTCCCCTTCTAAAAATGGATTTGTCGCAATTAAATATCATTGGTCTGAAAGTAAAGATGAAGAATGGTACTTAAAGCAATGTAAGGATCTTAATTTTGATTCCAGAAAAATAAATCAAGAATTAGATCTCTTATTTGTTGGTGGTACCTATTGTTTATTTGAAGATAGTTTTCTTTCGCAGTTACGATCAGAAAAACCAATAAACGATTTAACCCTGCCACACGCTACAAAATTAAAAATATTTAAATCATTTAATAAAAAGGATTTTTATTTAGTTGGGGTTGATTCCGCACGTTCATTAACTGGAGATCTTGCAACTATAGAAGTATACCAATATTCTAATTTTGAGCAAGTTGCTGAATTTTCTGCTAGACTAGGTTCTATAGTTAATTTTGCGGATATAGTTAAAGAGACTATAAAGTTTATACATACTGAAGTAGGAGATCGTTTAAAAGTTGGTATTGAAAATAACGCTATTGGTGGTGCTGTAGTTGATTTATTAATTTCTGATGATAATTTTGATTATATACCATTTTTATATAAGACAATCAATAAGAGTAATCGAGAAGATTATGGTATAACTACTGGCCGTAATAAGGATGAAATGATTACATATTTATATGATTATATAACTAAAAATCCAACATTATTACATTCAGCCGATTTAATATCTCAATTAAGCGTAATTGAGAAAAAATCTGGAGGGAGAATAGCCGCTGCTTTAGGTCATCATGATGACTTATTTATGGCAAGTGCATTCTGCGCTTATCTAAAAAAGCAATGCCAACTTGAAATTTCGCCGTTAATAGATGTAGACTCTAAAGATTATGCTAATCAACAATATAATGAAATTCAGAGTCTTTTAGGTATTAATACAACAGACTTTAAAAAAACTATATTTATTTCGGATTTTAGTGATCTTGAAGTTGAAACCGAAGATTCTGATTTACCTTTTTGGTACTCCCGTTAAATCTCAATTGCCCTCATAGAGGGCAATTTTTACCATTATTATTTATGAATGCATTTAGTCAACCCCAGTTAGAACAGTTTAATTCAAAACAAAATAATAGATTCGGTAATAATATTCCTGCGTTAATATCTGCCCAAGAAGATATTAAATTAATACTTAAAAATATAAATAAAGGAATAGATAAACTTTCTGAAAATTTTCATACTAAAATT